CCCAGTTTTTGTGCACACCAAAAAATTTGGAATTTCCCCCGAGTTTTGAGATATGTTTTGAAACATCGCAAAAACAGAAATTCCGGATAGAAAGCGGGTGAAAACATGGACAAAAAGGCGGCATATGAGAAAGAATTTGCCGTGTGGCAAGAACTGTTCGCCGAAACCGATCCGTCAACTCAAAAAGCGGCAAAAGGGTTGATAGAAAAGGCCGCATATCTTCACTCTCTTTGCTCCGAACTGGAACAGGCAATTCAAGTTTCCGGCGCGATCAAAATCCACCCGCAGCACCCGGATATTCAAAAGCAGGTTCCGGCAGTCAAGGAGTATGCACGGCTAGCTGAAAGCTACGCCAATATCGTAAACAAACTCAACACCCTCCGGATGCGGAACATTTTGGAGGACGATGATGAACTGAGTGAGTTTGAATGAGCAGAGACTTTACGCACAACGGAACCCACTCCTGGCTTCTGGAGTATATTGCCCGTTGCAGATGGGGCGACGAGATCGTTGGTCGCGAGCTCATGATGTGGCTGGACACCCTCGAAACCTTCTTCGATCATCCAGACATAAGAGTCGACTTCACTGATGCGCATAAGCGCATTAAGTTCATAGAGACCCAATGTAAGCACTTCGAAGCGCCTTTTGCTGGCAAGCCGTTTATCCTGATGCTTTTTCAGAAGGCGTTTATCGAGTCGATTTATATTTTCAAAATCTTCGACGAAGAAGTCGGCAAATGGGATAAAAAACATACTGACAATCTCTTAATGGTTGCCCGAAAAAACGGGAAGACCCCGCTTATAGCTGCGATTAATCTGGCAGAATTTTTCTGCGGTCCGATGGGGACCAAGATTTTGTGTTCGGGGAATGACTATGAGCAGGCTTCCCTGATGTTTGATGCGTGCAATGCCATGCGTGAAGAAAGTCCAGCGCTTGCCAAAGTCACACGGAAAAACCTCCGGGGTATTTACTTTGGTAATCCGAGACAAAAGAAAACCAAAGGAAAATTTTCTTATCAAAACAAGGGCAATATTCGTAAAATATCATCCCGGACAGGATTTAAAGAAGGGCGCAACATCCGCGTTGGGGCGGTAGATGAGGTACATGAGCTACAGGACAATACATCCGTAATGCCGATTAGACAGGCGCTGTCAACCCAGGACGATCCGCTTTATTTTGAGATTACATCTGAGGGGTTTATTAACGATGGATACCTGGACCAGCGGTTGAAGGAAGCAAGGCAAGTACTCAATGGAGAATTGGAGCGATCTCGATGGAACATCTGGCTTTATACCCAGGATTCGGAAACCGAAATCTGGCAGGATGAAAAAGCATGGCTAAAAAGCAATCCTGGTCTTGGGGTTATTAAAAAATGGTCATTCCTTCGCGGAATGGTAGACGAAGCCCGGACTAATACAGCGACCCGGGCTTTTGTTTTAGCCAAGGACTTCAACATCAAGCAAAACACTGCTACGGCTTGGCTGATGCCGGAAGATATAAGAAACGAGGAAACATTCAACCTCGAAGAGTTCCGGAATTGTTTCGCTATTGGTGCCGTCGATCTCTCGAGATCCGGCGACCTGGCCAGCGCGCGGGCAATCATAATGCGTAAGGGCGATCAAAAGAAATACACGGTTCAGAAATACTTTGTCCCAGAAGCTAAAATCGACACTCTTCCCAGGCAAGAAAAAGAAATGTTCGAGAGCTGGGTCAAACAAGGGTTTATAACCATATCGCCCGGCAACGAGAACGATTTCAGCCTTGTTACCGAGTGGTTCGTAAAACTATTCAAAGATTACGGAATCAGAATGTACAAGGTTGGTTATGACAAATGGGGCGCTGTATATTGGAAAAACGAGATGGAAGACCTGGGTTTTGACTGTGTGAGGATTGACCAAAGTTTTGGCAGCATGTCGGAACCCATGAAACTGGTTGAGGCCGACCTGAAAAGCAAGCTCCTAATCTACAACAATAACCCGATAGATAAATGGTGCCTTGAAAACACGGCGCTGAAGATGAATTCAAACTATGAAATCATGCCGGCCAAAATTCAGGGACAGGACGAAAAGAAGATCGACGGAGCGGTGACGATGATCATCGGTTATCGCGTATATCTCGACAACCGTTCGGAGTATTTGCAGTTAGTAGAAGGGCGGTGAGCGAATGGAGATAAAAAAAACACTTAGAAAAATAGCTTTTAAAAGCAGGATATGGCTAATCAAGTCTTGGGAGCGAACAAAAGAAACCTTTATTTTTATCGGCAGGAAAGCCAGCAAAGCAACCAAAAAGGTTGCTTTATTTATTAAAAAAACCTTACTTGCGCTCATAAAGGGCTTAGATTTGATAATCGACGACCTTCTTCTTGTTGCCGGGATTACTTGTATAACCCGCGGGGTGTTTTTGATTTACGTTCCGGCGGGGTACATTGTGCTAGGGTTATGTTTGTTTGGGATGGCATACTTGATAGCGCACAGGAAAGCGATGGCTAGGCGGTGATTAGATGCTTTTGAGTAGTTTTGTAAACAGGGAAACCAACAGACAGATGCAGTACGCGAAGATGCTGGATGGTAGCTACCCGGTGTTTTCCCAGTTCGGGCAGAACGTCTACGCCTCAGACGTTGTCCAGATGGCTATCGACTGCATTGCGACCGAAATCAGCAAATTGCAACCCCGGCATATCAGGACGGATGGCGAGGGAGGACAAACGGTTCCGAAAAGTAGCATCAACCGACTTTTCAAGTTCGCGCCTAACCCGCTGATGACCACCCGGGACTTTCTTGAAAAAATCATTTGGCTCTTGTACATGAATTACAACTGTTTCATCTATCCGGTGTTAGGAGAAACCACCAATAGTAGAGGAGAGAAAATCCGGGAGTATGCCGCCTTTATTCCGCTTAACCCGACAGCCGTTATGTTTCTTCAAGACGCCGCAAATGAATTATTTATCAAACTTGATTTTAGTGGAGGGAACAGTTTCACGCTCAAATATACAGATGTGATTCATCTTAGAAAAAAATTCTCCGTCAACGACATCATGGGCGGAGGGCGCAATGGACAGCCGGACAACAAGGCACTACTAAAAGTGTTGGAGATAAACGACACCGTACTGCAAGGTCTTGGTAAAGCAATTAAGACTAGCCTTTCTATCCGGGGTATTTTAAAAATCAACACAATGCTAGACGATGACAAACAAAAGGCAGAAAGGAAACGCTTCGAAGAAGCCATCAGCTCCGGCGAGTCAGGGATTCTCCCGATGGACCTAAAGGGTGATTATATCGACTTGAAGCCAGACCCGAAACTCATCGATAAAGACTCCCTGGCCTTCTTACAAGACAAAATCCTCAACTGGTACGGAGTCCCGATAAAAATACTGTCTGGCGACTTTTCGGATGAAGATTACCAGGCTTGGTATGAAAAAACGCTGGAGCCGCTCATAATCAGCCTGGGGCAGGCGTTTACTAAGGCGCTGTTTTCTCCCAACGAATTAAGTCACGGCAATGAGATGGTCTTTTACCATCGCCATATGATGTATCTCAGCACCAAATCAAAACTTGAACTTATAAAAATTGCCGGAGAACAAGGACTCCTAACCGATGACCAAAAATTGCACATTCTCGGCTATCCCCCTCTCCCGGATGGAAAAGGAAAGCGGAGGACAATCTCCCTGAACTACGTATCCACCGAGATCGCCGACGAATACCAGCTGAAACGCGCTGGAGCACCGAGAATAGAAGCCAAAGAATAACACCCTAACGGGTTTTTAAATTTGCAAAGGGGTGATGTTGATGATCACAAAAGACCGAGCATACAGGCATTTTGATTTTGAGCTGCGAGAAAAAACAGAAGATGGGAAAATGATCGTTGTCGGGCAACCTGTTATCTTCGGAGTTGAAACCGTGCTTTGGGAATATGACGGAATCCAATATAAAGAGGTTATCGACTCTCGTGCCCTGGACGAGGCGAAGATGGACGATGTTGTCCTGAATATCGACCATGAAGGAAAGCCCGCAGCCAAAACTAAAAATGGGACGCTCAAGTTGTTTTTGCGCCATGACGGCCTGTATATGGAGGCCGACTTGAGCAAAAACACAACAGGACGGGAGCTCTACGAGGACATTAGGAACGGCTTTTATGACAAAATGAGCTTCGCCTTCAAGGTTCGCGAGGATTCTTACGATCGCGAGACCCACACGAGAACCATCTTGAAAATTGAGCGGATTTATGACGTTTCAGCCGTCACCTGGGCGGCCTATGAGCAGACATCATTAAGTGCTCGAAGCTGGGCGGAGGCCCGGCATGAGATAGAAGCAGCGGAGGCTGCTAAAAAGCAAGCGGAGGCTTTGCGAGGCGCGGAGGCGACTCGGGAGGACATTGAAAAATACAAATCTTTACTGCTGAAAAAATACTTTTAAAAAGGAGTGTGTACAATGAAAGACAGGATGTTGAAGATGTTGAGAACCAAAGAGGAGCGAAAAACAGAACTCGGTAAAAAGATTAATGAGACGGAAGACATCAAGGAGCTTCGGTCGATTAACGCCGAGCTTGAAGCTCTAAATGATGAAATCATGGAACTGCGGAGCATGATTGACGCCATTGAAGCTAAGGGAAAAGAGACCGATAACAACAAAGAAACTCAAGAAGAGCGAGATGAGGACGACAAAGGTGTCGAAAAACGAACGGTCAGTCCTTTCGGGTCCACAGAGATCTTGGCTGCGTTCGGTCTCGGAACTGGGCAGGTATCTACCGAGGAAGAGAAACGCGCCAAAGAAAAAGAAGAGGCTGAAAAGCGGGGGAAGGCGCTGAAGGAGAAACGCGCGGTAACGGTCAGCTCTAGCGGCATCATCCTTCCCAAGCACCAGGCGAGCGATATTAGACCGACTTTTGGCGAAGTCTCTTCCCTGATTGACCGGGTAACCATCAAAACGCTTCTTGGCGGCGAGAGTTTCCCGCAACCCTATGTTAAGGGCTACGGAGAAGGCGGCTACAAAGGAGAGGGAGAGGATTATGCAGACGCCGAGCCCACCTATGATTATGCCGAGATCAAAAAGTCAAAAGTTACCGCTTACGCCGAAGAATCCGAGGAGGTCCTGAGACTTCCTGCGGTCGATTATGACGCCGAGGTGCAGAAAGGCATCCAGATCGCAGTGCGTAAAAAGCTCGCCAGGGAGATCCTGATCGGTACTGGCGGAACCAACAGGCTGGTAGGAATCTTCTCTAATGTGGCGACTGCAATCGATTCTGGAACAGACCTTAAGCTTGCAACGATTGACAACAACACCTTGGACGAGATCATCTTCTCCTACGGCGGCGACGAAGAGGTCGAGGACGCGGCGGTCCTGATCCTAAACAAAAAAGATCTCAAGGCCTTCTCCAGACTTCGTACCACTGACGGCAAGAAGTTCCATGACATCAAGACCAACGGCAACACCGGCACGATTGACGGAATTCCCTTCATCATCAACAGCGCTTGTAAGGCCTTGACGGCTAGCAGCACCGTGGAAGGCGACTACTGTATGGCTTATGGCCCGCTCTCCAACTATATGCTAGTCATCTTCTCCGATCTGGAAATCAAGCGCAGCGAGGACTATAGGTTCAAGCAGGGCATGATCGCCCACCGTGGGAGCGTGTTTGTAGGCGGAAACGTCGTTTCCAAGAATGGTTTCCTCCGCATCAAGAAGACTTTGCAGACGGTTTAAATCTAATTGGCTATGACTGCCCCTGCCACAAAGCAGGGGTAGTCCCTTTTATAAGGAGGTGTTTTCGTGAAGTTCCCTGTTAAACGGTCGTTTATCGATAAGGAGACAGGAAAGCCGTATAACTGCGGCGGGTATTACGAATCAAACAATACCAAGCGCATCAAAGAGCTGCAAGAGAAAGGTTTTCTCGGCGGTG